TTATGATTTAGATACTACGACTTACAGAAGGTTTAATACTTCGAATGATCTGTAGTAAGAGTTGGTAGATGTTGCTGCCAATCCAGAAGACGGAGTAGAACCTACGAATGGGTTTGAAACCATGCCGTATCTAGTTTTGAATCCGATTTTTGGTTGGAAAGTATCTTCACCAACTGCACGAACCATTTGTAATGGTACATAAGGACAATAGAATACACCAGCGTCAAAAGGATTAGTTCCTCTATAACCGACTGTACAATATCCTTCACCAGCACTAACGCCTGTAGGTCTTTGAGACACACTTGCGTAATATGGATCGATATACACTTTTAGGCTTCCGTTAAGAACACCAGCGAAAGTGTTACCAGTATCATCAACATTTAAGTTTGTTGATAAAGCTGGAGTGTAATCTAATACACCAGCCATTGCTAGAGCAGAAGCTACATCAGACGAACAAAGAATAAAGTTACCTTTACCTCTTCGTGTTTGTCTTGCAATAACATTTGCGTTTCTTTCAATGTGGTACATTAGACCTTTGAATTTCTCAACTGACCATCTTCCAGAAGAATCTGTGTCTAAGTTGAATTGACCGTCTACAGCTGTTCCTGTTAGGTTTGCTTCTGAAGCAACACCTTCGATTTTAGCTTGATCATTAACAGTTCTAACAACTTCTCTGTTGATTTCCGCGAGGATTTCACCAGAAAGAATGTTTGCTAATTCTGTTTCTGCATCTAAGCCATGAATAGCTTTAAGGTCTTGTGCGAGTTCGATTGTGTACTCAGCTTTTAGCGCTCTGCTTTTAGCTGTAACTGTAGCTTTTTCAATCGTGAACGACATCTCTGGGATTGTAGAATCAATCTCAGCAGTTGCTGTTGCAACTCCTGTACCAGTTGTGTAACCAGTTTGGATAGCTGTGTTAGCTGAACCAGATGCAAAAGGATCTGTTCCTGCGTGTGTACCTGTTCCAGCGAAGTCTGTATCAGCTTCGTTGAACATGGCTTCAGTTCTATCTACAGCAGTAGTACTGTCAACATATCTTGCTTTCATAGCAAAGATAAGGCCAGTAGGTCCTGTCATAGGTTGAACACCACAGATATCATAGGCTACCAAGTTTGGCATTGCTCTACGAACTAGAGATATAAGAATTGGATCCCAGTTAGCTGCAGTTGCAGTAACACCACCAGGTGCTCCAGCTACTGTACCAGTACCAGCTCCAAGGGCCTCATTCATGGCTCCTCTTTCTTCTTGTATCGCTCTTTCTTGGTTTTCAAGAATAACGGATGTTACAGCTCTCTTGTAGTTGTCTTCAATTTTCGGAAGATCAGCATGCTCGAGGACTGGTGCCCATTTTTCTTGTAAGTTTTCTGACATAAACATTGTTTATAGTCTCCTTATTTAAGTTAGCTCTTCTTATTATCTAAGTTAGCGAACTTGGTTAAAGCTGCAGTGTATTGAGCCATACCTTCATTAACTGGTTGAGCTACATCGCCCGCTCCAGAAAAATCAGCATCGTCGCTAACTACTGCGCTATCGTCTGAGATGGCTTCAACTTTACCAGCTCCGAAGTATGATTCTTTAAGAGTAGAAACTTTCTCTACGAATGTTTCTTGATCTTCGAAATCTACATCTTCTGCTAGTTGTTTTAGCTTCTCAATTTGTGTATCAGCGAGGTCTTTAGACGCTTCGTTGATAATTTTTTCTCTTTGAAGTTCTTCGATATCTTGTTGAGCTGTGATGTTGCTAGCAACTTCTTCATTCAACTTATCTTCCATCTCATCAAGTCTGTTTGCTAGTTCTTCAACTACATCAAACTTGTCTTCTGGTACTTCAACATAATGTTCTTCGAACAGTTGTTTTAATCCACTAATGAAGTCTTCTGTCAATTCGGATTTTAATCCTCTCTCGATAGCTAACTCATTATCTGATACCCAGCTTTCAGAAACATAGTTCAAGTAAGAATCAACTTTCTCTGTTAAATCATCTTTGATTTCTTCGATTTTTTGTGTTGTTTCTTCTTCTAACTTAGCTTCAGCTTCAGTCATTTGTTCTTTGACTTTAGCAGCTACGGCAGCTTCAAAAATAGTCTTAGCTTTCGCTTTGAAATTTTCACTCAAGTCTTCATCAGCAACTAGTGCATTGATGTCGTCTGTCATGTCGATTTCAACTTCTTCTTTTTTGACTTCTTCATCTTCGTCTTCTTCTTCATCATCTTTCATACCGTCCATTTCTTTCTGGTCTTTAGATGATTTAGCTTCTTCAACTGATTCATCAGCGTCTTCTTCAACTTCTTCTTTAGTTGTGAATACACCTCTGATTTCTGAAACATCTAAATCTTTTAATGCTTCTACTACTTTTCTAATAGTAGCGTTACGAGTTAGTGACTCGGTTTTACCGTCTTCGCCATCTTCCTCTTTCTTGGGCATGTCACCCATTTCTGAAACTTTATTCCAAGTAGCTTGTAGTTCTTTTCCGGACATTTCCTTCATTTTATCTACAGCTGCTTTCATCATTTCAGCTTTGGTCATATCAGAACCCATTTCTGAAATAGTTTCATCTTCCGATTCTACTTCTTCTTGGTTTACTGCTTTACCCATTTCTACTTTTGTTTGTCCATCTGAGACTGCTTCAGGTTTGTCACCAGCTGGAGCTGCGTTTGGTTTTGGTGCTGCTTTTACGCTATCACCAGCTTTTTTCGCTGCTTCAGAGGCTTTCTTTTCAGCATCTGCGTCAGGACTAACATCAGCACCACCTTTAGGTAACTTTTCAGCTTCCTCGGCTAGTACTTCTGTTATTGTGTTTTCTAAACTTGACATTGTTAGAATACTCCCTTATTAAAAATATATTTTAAACTGTTTAACTAGTATTTATATATTATAAATTTTTCAGAAAGTCATTAAATACATTTA